AGATTTTCCAATTTCTTCGCCTTCATCCAAGGAGCAAATCTGTTCCTTGGTCTTAAACTATTTAGTAAATAGTCAAACTGGAGTTTCTTGTCTAATTGATGATGTTGGTTTAATTCATTAACTAATAGTATAGTGTCTGTAAATGGTGCAAGACATTTATTTACAATATAGGGTGGATATCGTTTTTCCCATTCTTCATCTTCTGTGCGTAACAGATTTTCTTTTGTATAATTAATTGCCTTGAGATAGTCTTTTAGTTCATACATTTCTATTTTTTATCCTCTCGCACCAAATTATTCAATTGATGTGATCGGGGCAATACTCCATTACACTTGATTACTATACAAGTTCTTAACTCATAACAATGTCTAGATACTGGTTGTGCTTTATGCCATAAATCAGCATCAAATACAACTAATCTATTACCTACATATTCAACAAGAGTACCATCTACCACAGTTCCACCTCCCCAATCCTCTTGCCAATCACATCTAGGATAATAGAGCATAGTAAAATCACCATCGTCTTGATGTAGGTGAGGTTCTATGCCATGTGTATGTGCATTCATATAGATACGAATAAAGTCATTAAGATGAAGTTCTTCTCTGATTTTTTTAGTTTTTATTTTTACGGCATCCCAAATAGGTAGTACCCATTCATATCCATTATCGACAACTGACTTCGGATTATGACCGCAAAGAATGTGCCAGTGTTTATTGGGTTTTCCCTTTCTAGAAAAATAATCAAATTTCCAAGAAAGGTCAGGTAATTGTAATTGAATAAATTCTGCTACATGATCGTCAAGAAGATTATCATAAACATTTATCATATCAATGCATCCATTTTTTTATTAAACTCCTCACTATATTGTTTCTTACTAAGCAACACCTTCCTATAGTTTTTACGATATTCTCTCAATTTTGCTTTAAAAAAATCATCATCACGTAACCATTCTATCTTCCATAATAACTCTTCTACAGACCTTATCCTTTGCCAAACATCTATATTATATGTATCATTTTTATCATACTGAAAATCTTGAGTACACCAAACGAATGGTATTATACCTATAGCAAGTGCTTCAACATATCTAGAAGTAGTTGCATTTTCATCCAACCAATTAAAACAACAAGTGCTTCGTGCTGGTTTTAATAATGGATATAAGTCTCTCCAATCTCTTGCCCACGGTTTTATTTGGTTATTAACATCCTCTTTTAAATATAACCATCCACCAACGAGCATTGTAGTAAAATCCTTATTCTCATATATTCCATGTATTACCTTATCACGATCATCTTTCCATGCTGATCCCCAATAAGCAAAGTCGATTGTTTTGGTTATATCACAATTTAATTCTTTTTGTAAATTAGGTATATGGTGATATCTCATACCATTTAGATTACCAGAAAAATCAATCTCATCTATAATATCAAATGATTTTATTGGGGTATCACAGAAAACCTTAGTTCTGTATAATTCTTCTGTATCTGCTCTTTCGCATCTCCAAAATATAATACGTTTATTTTCAAAATAAGGTCTAATTTCATCCAATTGTTTATTCGTTTTGTCTCGGTGGCCTTTATATGATTCACCCAAACTTACGGTATGATTTCCTTCCCATAAGTCTGGTCTTTGATATCTCCACTCTGATTCACTTGGTATGATAACTACATCAGCAGTCTTAATTGCTTCATCATTACGTATTGGTTTAGACTCATCAAATGAAATATTATAAACATCAAATTCTAGATCAGGTCTAGACTTCATCCAGTATTCATAATTCTCATAAAAACTATCCATGTATATAAAATAGGTTTTAGAAAAAGTATACTGTATACTAGTCCTAAGTTTTGCGATGGTTACTTTCATTTAAATTTTACTTTTGCCATCACCTCTGTTAAAAATGCGAGGGTATTTATTTCTTGGTCTGCAACAAATGCTGATTTATATTGATACTCACCCAATAAAATAACCAACAGAGGTATGCTATTATCATCAATATAATCGTACATATGATCGTAAATATTACGGAACAACTGTACAGGATCGTTATCCAAATTATTAATAACCCATTTACGAACATTTGTAAACTCCTTATTTTTCATGGAGTGTATTAATTGCTTAATATTTATCTCTGATATATCTACAAGTATTCCTGCATCAATCGTACCAGAAACAGAGTATCTTTGAAGTTCATTTAATATTCTTCTCCAATCAGGAAAGTGTTTGTTTATGACTTCAGCAAGAACTCTGTCATCATATGTAACACCCTGCTCATCCAAGATTGTCTTTAATCGATTGAGAAATGACATTGCCAACTGTGGTTTTTCTGAATTAGGAATCACAAATTCCACCACACTACAACGAGAATGTAATGGTTCAATCAATCTGTTTTTATAATTACATGTGAGAATGAATCCACAGTTTTTATGAAATTCTTCTATCAAACCACGCAATGCTGGTTGAGTTGATTGTGGATTTAAATAATCTGCTTCATCCAGAATAAGATACTTACGACCACCATGTAAAGACACAGTAGACGCAAAGTTTTTTATCTTGGTTCGCAGAACATCAATGCCAGATTCTTCTGAACCATTGATCATCATATAAGTCGAACCAAGTTCATCAAGCATTGCTTTCGCAATTGTTGTCTTACCAACACCTGATCCACCTGATAAAATTAAATTGGGGAGTTCTCCTTGTTTAACAAATTCAGAGAACGTATCTTTTAGATTTTTAGGAAGTATGCAAGATTTTACATCCTTGGGACGATATTCCTCTACCCATAGAAAAGTTTCCATAATATAATTTCCTCTCATTAAACATTATAAGCAGATTCTGGTTCCAGTGCGATCCAATACTGGACGTTTACTTTCTCATTCCAAAAATGAGAAATATGTTTTGAGGAAACATTCACATCATATTTTCCAGGAATAAGTTTTAAATTTTCAACTTTAAACCAAAACTTATATGGTACATTTTGTTCTTGATTATCTATATCAAGTTTTACTGCATAATCATTTGCTGTTGTATTTTTCTTATCCGTAACTTTAAGCACAGCAGTACCCAAGTCCATACCTTCCAAACACATATCTGGTGCTCCAATAACATGAGAGGCTTTCGTAATATCAGAAAGCATTGCACTAGATAATTTAAAAGAAATCTCACATTCTGGCATTGCCAGTTCTTTAGTTGGAGTACTAACCACTGATGGATCAGAATACCAATATTTTAAAGATTTCGTTGCTGGTGTATTGGATTCCGTCATTACAACAAAATCCTCTTTAAACTTTAAGTCTGGTTTTTCAAAAAGAGACAATGCAGATAGAAATTCATTCAAATCATAAATTGCAAATTCTCTAGGAAACCCCTCCTTGACTTCTGCCTTGGCAACAATATTTTTCATTGCAGACATTGTAGATATAGTACTACCTTTACCTATTTGTAAATTTTGATTAATCGTTGAAAAATTCTTCAACACCGTTATAGTATCATTACTAAGTTTCATTCACTGTTCTCCATATCGTGTACATGTAAGGCTATAATACCATAATGTAAAACTTTTAGCAAGTCACTTCTGTCCTTGCCATTCTTTTTTCCGTATCGTTGTGCATATTTCATGATGTTACCGATACAGAAACCTTCACCATGACCCCCATCTATAATAAACTCTGTAGCTTGATATTTGTTCTTGCTGTAATGTTCATTATATGTGGAATCTATATATTCATTCAAATCTGTTAAAATTGCATCTTCATCATACTTGTACTGAATCTTTTTTTCGTTGCTCATACTTTTCCTTTTCATTATCACTCATGTATTTTTTCATCTCCCTTTCAGAATCATTAACATTCCAATTAAATGCCATTGATCGTCTTTCACCTTCACCAAAGAAGGGAAGTACTTGATGTTTTAACCAATTAGGAAAGATTAACATCACTCCTTCTTCTGGTTTTATATAATCTTCAGTTTGAGGTTTAAGTTGTAGAAGATCTTTTCTGGTATTTGTTCCCCAAATCAAATGGGTAAATCCATCAACAGCACCACTGGCATTATTAATATTTGGATTCTCTCCATCTAATTTTTTAATACACTCAGGAACTTTTAACCATAAAAACCCAGACAGTCCTGCCATAGTTTTTACACCATGATCATGAAAAGGATTGTAATCCCCTGCATATGCATGATTTGTCCAGCAATTATACACCTCGGCCTTGGCATCTCTCTGATATGCAGACCTAAGATAAGTAGTACCTACCTGATCTAAAATCGTTTTTAATGTAGACCCAACTTCATCGTCCATAGGAAATTCTAGTTGAGCAGATTTTTCATCGTTTTTCATTTGACCAACAAGACCAGATGCATAACTCTTATTAGCAGGGATAATATCAGTATCAATATGAGTATTCAACTCATCAATAATTTCATCAGGCACTTCTACCCTCATAATGTTCAACGCCTTGATAGGACGTAAAGCAACCCTCATACCATGATTTTGTTCTAGATGTTTTTCTTCTTCTTTTTTTAGTGCAACGGCATCTTCAAGTGCCTGTTCTTGATCTGTATTTTCTTTCATGACACCACCACTAAGATCATCAAGTGTACCATCAAATATCTTCACTCCCATAAATCACTCCTTTATAGATTGTTTTATAATAAAGGAAAAGAGGGTTAAAGTCAACCCCCTTTCCCTATTTTATGAAAAGATTATTTCACCGTAATAAGGCGAGGTTTTTTCTCTTCTGGAACAACACGTTCCAAATCAATAGTGAGCATTCCGTTTTCCAGAGTTGCTCCATTAACAATCAAGTCCTCGGCAAGAGTAAACTTGCGGTCAAACTTCCGATAAGAAATTCCACGATAAACTGTAGATTCATCTTCGGTATTCTCTTTCACAGATTTAATAGAAAGAGTACCCTCAGTAATTTCCACCTCAATGTCCTTCTTACCAAAACCAGCAAGGGCCATTTCGATTACGTAATTATATTCACCTTCCTTTCGGATGTTATATGGTGGAAACCCTGTAGACGTTGTACTATTATCAACGTATCGGCTGAGATGATCGAAGATACGATCATATCCTACCGCATAGGGTGTTAATTTATTGAAATTGTCGTTAAATAGACTTAGTGCATTGCTTGTAACCATTTTATGATCTCCTTTATAAGCAAGATTAAATTATGCATCCCATAAGGCGATGCAAGTTAAGTGGTGGTTTTTTTCGGTCTATCTCTAAGAGCCTTGACCAACGGTTAAAACCACCGAAAACTCCGTGTACCCAAGGATTTACGATCTACCTTGTATACTATATATAAATATAGCACAGGGAAGAGGCAAAGTCAAGACCCTTTTATTTTAAATATGTACAAATATATAGTATTTTTATTACAATTTTTAGCATATCTGTCAATAATACCTATGGTATTGTACGCAGAGTGGTGGCATATTGTTGTTTCCTTAGTTATGTATTTCCTATTTCAGTGTTTTGGTATGATTATGGGTTATCATAGACTCCTCTCTCATAGAAGTTTTAATTGTCCCAGTTGGTTTGAAAAACTTATTGTATTTTTTGCCACCTTTAGTCTAACTGGGCCTGCAATTGATTGGGTAGCAATACATAGAGCACATCACCAATTTTCTGATACTGATAAAGACCCACATAGTCCTGATTTTCTTGGAACATTACGAGTACAATTTCTGACTATGTTTACTAATATAAAAATCAAATTTGCTGGTGATCTTATTAAGACACCTTTTTACAGATTTCAACGCAAACACTATGCTACTATAATAGGAACGTATGGATTGCTATTATTTTTGATAGATCCTATGGCACCAATATATGCATGGTTATTTCCCGCCGCTGGTGTTCTTACTTTTGGTACTATGATACTATCTACAAGTCATAGAAACTATAAACCTCATAATGATTTTGCTTTAGCACTTTTAACTTTCGGAGATGGTTTTCATAAAAATCATCATGAAAATCCTGATAATTATAGACTTCATAAGTGGGATGTTTGTGGAATTATCATAGAAAGATTATTCAAGAATGCTTAAAAGAACCGAGCTTAAAAACTTTCAAAAAATTGCGATGAGAGTAGACGTAGACAAAATCCACCAAGTCTATATGAATAATATTGGATTAATAGGAAATGAAAGAGATTATCTTAGTAAAAAATGTGGTTCACCTTATATACCAGAAAACGGTTATATACAAATCCCTGTTACAGAATTTGAAGATCAAAACTATATGTTTAAAAATAAAAGCACAGGAGATACACCAGAAGGAGATGAAAGAAATTATCGGAAGCTTCCTGATTGGGTAAAGGGTAGTTATATAGAAGAAGTATTAGAGAAATTCAAATCACCATATACTCGAACAAGATTTTGTGTAATAAACCCAGGTGGTTTTGTATTACCACATATAGACTACAATACAAACTATAGTGTAAGGTATCAAATACCAATTACAACTAATGATTGGTGTTACGTTGGTGTTCAAAGAAAAAATGAAAAACCTGAAATTCGACACTTAGAACCAGATGGTAGTGTATGGTTTATGAATCAAGGATGGAATCATTCTGCATGGAATATGGGAAAAACCGATAGAATACATATGATTGTTTGTGTAAATGGTCAAGAAGATTTATAATGTATCTTCTTCTTATATTCTTCTACACTCATTTTAGGTAAGTCTATATCTTCAGTTATAGATACTATACTTTGCCAACATATTCTTTCTAAAACTTCTTTATCCTTATTGGTACATGTATAATACATATCTGGTAATAATTTATACCCATATTGAGGATCAACATATTCATCCAAAATCTTTTTTAAGGAATTTCTTCTATGCAATCCTTCTACAGAAAAGAAAGGTTTCCATCTCCGTACCTGACAAAATTCTGTTTGAAATGGCACCAAAGTTTCTGAACTCAAACCAATCTTAATTCCATCTCTACTTTTCCCCTCCTTTTTCCACAAACCTTTAAATCTATGAGAAGGGTATTGATACATTCTATCAACGATACGTACTAAATCCTTTGGCCATTCGTCAGAATGATATATGCCACCAAAACCAACTACCTCATCTTTATCAAGAATAATATGAAAAGCAAGATAGTTCTTTAATCTTCTTTTAAAATTAACATAGTTCTTAGCATTACGGTGGGTATCTTTGCTGGCAAGGTTCGTCAGTTGCAAAATTCTATCAGGTTCTTTAATAATATTTTCCACAATCATATAACAAACTTCTCTCTATATTCTTTCAAAGAAATAGATTCAATATTTAAAGTAGCATTATCTCTCAATTTTTTATATATAATCTGTTGCCAACAGTTTCTAATACTTTTGCCATCACAAGTCAAATGAACTCTCGGACTTAAAAGATAACGATCAAACGGTTTGTAATTTTGACGAATTAGATTACATGAAGTTTTTTTATAAGAATCCTCATCCTTAACCTCTCGATTTTTAAGTTCTCGACTAAAAAATATAATATCATAGTCGTAATTCCTTGCTATATTTTCTTGTTGTTCTAACATCATAGCAGTAGACTGCCGCCAATCAATCGTGCGACCTAGACTTGAGGTGTTCCGTTTTTGTGGTGGTTTAAAATATCTATTTAAACATCTTACGGAATTTTTAAATATTTTACGATGAAATAATGTACTGAACAGTATAATTTTGTCTTCTTCTTTAACAGTAGTAATAGCATCAGAGGAATTTAAAAACAATTCTTCTTTAATATAATTTTCTGATAATTTATTCTTTGAGGCCTCAGATTCAAAAAAACATAAAACCTCATCAATTACCAAATCAAATGAAGAATCATCTCTCGATGTTGTAATAGTTTTTATCAAAATTGTCCTTCATTCTTTTTAACATGTTCAAAAAATGGTGCAATTTTCCAATCAGGAGTAATTCTTCCTCTTATCTCATTTTCAGAATCAGGGACACCATCTTCATCTACTGCCCAATCTACCAATCTAATATACATATCTTCTATTTTATAGAAACCATAATCTGTTGTACTTACAGGTTGTGTGTCTACCTTTTCTATATCATTATTTCCACCAATATACCAGTACATTTGTTTTTCAAGTTCATCTAGAGTATAACTACTATTAGGCATATATCTTCCTATTGCACCTATACTCTTAAAACGTAATAAGGGTTTGAGTCTTAAATTATAGTTTGTTTCCTTAATAGCATTACGAACAGTATTTACTTGGTCATATAATGTAAATTCATTAACTCCCTTTGCAATAATAGTTCCAGTGTTTATAAGGAACTTTTCTTTCATACAATTTTTTAATGCCTGAACTTTCATATCAGCATATTGACCACCACCATCTAATACACTATAAACATCAGGATCATGAGCACCATTCATAGAAAGCAAAACCATGCGTAGTCCTGCATCCTTTAACTCTTTAGTATATTTTTTTGAGGCAAGTTTAAGTCCGTTAGTAGTTAAACTAACTTTATGACCACATTTTTTAGTGTTGTATATAATATCTGGTAAGTCTGATCGAACTGTTGCTTCTGCTCCAATTAATCGGCAAAAAATTCTATTAGGAAGACGTTTAAGAAATTCATATAATTTATCAGCATCCATATCAGGAATGTCACGATTGGGCAAATAACAATTAGCACACTCCATATTACATCTATGTGTTAAATCTATATTAATGTGTGTGAAAGTATTATCTTCAGGCTCTAATTCATAATATTTCATTACTATTCATCTACAGGCTCAATATCTTCTGAAAATTGCCAACCAATAGCAGTCGCAAGACCGGCGAGGCCTCCAGTATTTCCTTCCATATGATGATCTCTGTCTTGAACAGTACCTAAATATGTCGCAACATCTTCAAACTCCCTTACAATCGTTATAGTATCAGAAGAATTTAAAGTAACATTTTTTAAGTCCGTTGCCAAAACATTATCATCATAATAAGAAGGATCGTGATCTTCGGCTTTCAAGTCAGTACCGAGTTGAGTGAATCCTTCTTCTTTTGAAGAAAAAGTGGCACCGTCTTTAACAGCTATTATTGTTTGTAAAACTTTCACAATAAATCTCCCGTTGTATTTATAAGGTAATTAGTTATGGCATCTTTATATGGGAGATCAAATATACTGAATTTTAGTAAAAGTCTTTCTTCTGGAAAGGGTGGCACAGCATGTCCTTTTTGAAGATTTAGCATGGCACAATCATAATGAATTTCTCCCAAACCTTCAAATTCTATAGGTCCATTATTATCACTTAATAATATATTTACAGCACATAGTGTGTGCATATCCTTATGCATAGGAACAGAAGTATTTTTTTCTTGTCGATAATACCGAGCTCTCACATCTTTACATTTTAATAACTCAGAAATTTGAGTTTGTAATTGACTAACTTCTGGAAAATGCCCTTTAATTTGATTTATGATTGCTGGCATAGTAGTCCGCCCTGGGACAGGGGTTACGTGTACTGGTACATGTCCCTGCAACCATGTAGATGGATTATCAAACCAATGCCCTTTCGGAATATTGCTTTTTCCCCTTTGGTCTGGCCCACGATCATTAAAAGGATGGAAAGTTACCCTAGCCATGTCATCTAATAACCTATCTTTATCATAAGACAAGTTTATATTATAAATAAAATCAGTTGTATCCATAGTTGTATTTATATACCAAAAAAAAGTCAATGATTTCAATGACTTGGCTGTGATAGTAGGAACAAAACGTGAACAACACAAGTTAAAAAAAAGGACTAGTTAAAGTCCTTTATAGTTTGATGAGAGAGAAGTTATTAGAAAGGGGATTCTTCTTCTACTTCAGAAATAATTTCTTCTTCTTCTTCACCAACATTAATGCCAGCATCAATCTTAGAGTAGAGATCCATGAAAGATGCCTTAGTATCCTCATCGAACCGTGCAACACACAATTCTATGGATTTCATTTTATCACCAAAGATGGCAAATGCCTTTACAATATGATCCAACCGGCGAG